CTATTCGGGAAAAGATCGGTCGGCCGACCTGGCCGAGTGCGACGCCGTGCTAGATGTGTGGTCCTTTCGGAAGGCGAACGTGCTCGACATCGCGCGGAAGCTCGCCGAGCCCTTCGGGATCCGCGTGGCCCTGCAGGATGGGCTACGGCTACCGAAGGGGCAGCCGAAGACGGTGGTTTCGCCTGGGGAGAAATGCTTCCAGGTCATCCAGCGCGCCGCTGAGGCGGCCGGTGTGCTGGTGGTGAGCGACGGGGCAGGGGGCATCATCATCACCCGATCAGGCACCGAGCGCTGCCCGACCTCGCTGGTGGAGGGGCAGAACGTCAAGGCGGCCTCGGTGGACTATGAGACATCGGACCGCTTCAGGGAGTATCTGGCGATGGGTCAGGCGGCCGGAGGTGCGAACCCTGAACTCGCCGCGAGCGCGGAAGAGGGTGCACTGAGCATCCAAGCGCAGGCCACAGATGAGGGCGTCATGCGAGCTGCTCGCGTCATGGTGCTACGTCCCGAGTCCGGCATGTCGATCGAGCAAACAAAACGCCTGGTGGACTGGGAGAGCCGCGTGCGCGCCGCGCGCGCGGAGTCTGTGTCGGTCGAGGTGCAAGGGTGGCGGCAGCGGCCGGGCGGCGCTCTGTGGCCGCTCAACGAGCTGGTGGCCGTCGATATACCGGGGGTTGGGTTTTCTGGCGACATGCTCATTTCCCAGGTCGACAACTCCATCGACGACCAGGGCGGGGAGGTGACGTCTCTCCACCTCATGCGCCCCGATGCGTTCCTGCCGGATCCGACGGCGATACTTCCCGAGCCCAAGGCGGTGATCAAGAAGAAGCCCAGCGGACTGTGGTCGGGGATGATCGCAAGGAGCAGGCGTCGGTGATGGGGATCAGTCGAGCCCTTCTCTCCGAGCTCGCGAACCTTGTTCGCCCGCTGCAGCTTCGGATTGCCAACTCGATCGCGCGCGCGGTCATCCAGCGGGCCAGCGACTCGGGAGGGATCCAGATCCTCCAACTGGGGGTGTTGCCCGGCGAGGACATCGACGACGCCGAGCGCTTCCAGGGGTACGGGTTCTCGAGCGTGCCGCTCCCCGGGGCGGAGGCGGTGGTCATATTCCCGAACGGGGACCGGGGTCACCCGCTGGTGGTGGCGGTGGACGACCGGAGGCACCGGCCGACCGGCGGCGAGCCGGGCTCGGTGACGGTCTACAACCACACCGGGGCGAAGATCATCATGGAGGCCGACGGCGATATCGAGGTGCAGCCGGCGCCGGGGCGCGAGGTGTACATCCGATCCGAGGGAGGCTCGGCCGAGCGGCTCGTGAAAAAGAGCGAGTTCGATGGGCACACGCACCCCGCCACCGGCCTCACGTGCACGGGCGGAACGGTCGCCGGGGCCACGGCCGGGGCCGCCGCCGTGACCGGAACGGAGAAGCTTCAGGCGGAGTAGCCGGTCGCTGACACCGGTGTCGGCGACCCGTCCCCGATCGCCTTGACAGTCGCCGCAGCCCGTGATCCTGCGGGGTGGGTGCCGCTCGAGCGCCCGACGCTAGCAGAGCTAATCGATCGGACGCGCAGCGACTTCCGGGGGCGCCTCGGCATCTCGGGCTCCCTGGTGCGCCGGGCGATGGCCGACGTCTTGGCGGTGGTCTGGGCTGGGCTCGTCCACATGCTGCACGGCCGGCTCGAGTGGCTGGGGCAACAGCTCTTCCCGGACGTGTCCGAGCGCCAGTATCTCCTCCGCCAGGCCTCGATGTACGGCATCACCCCGACCCCGGCGACCTTCGCCGCCGGCGAGGTGACGGCCACCGGCGAGGATGCCAGCGTCATCCCGGAGGACACGATCCTCGTGCGGGACGATGGCGTCACCTACCGGGTGACGGCCGAGGCCACGATTTCCAGCGGGACCGCGGTGGTGCAGGTCGAGGCGGTCGAGGCCGGGGAGGCGGGGAACCTGGACGAGGGCGAGGTGCTCGCGTTCGAGAGCCCGATCGCCGGCGTCGACGCGTCGGTCACCGTCAACAGCGGCGGCATCTCGGGCGGCTTCGACGAGGAGGACACCGAGGGAGTTCGCGAGCGCCTGCTCCTCCGGTTGCGCGAGCCCCCGACGGGCGGCTCGGAGCAGGATTACAAGGCCTGGGCGCTGGCGGTGGCCGGGGTCACGCGGGTGTGGGTGTTCCCGAACGAGCTCGGCCTGGGGACGGTAGTGGTGCGCTTCGTCATGGATGACGAGGAGGACATTTTCCCCGACGCGCCGGCGATCGCGGCGGTGCAGGCGGCGATCGACGCCGAGCGCCCGATCACCGCCGAGGTCACCGTCGAGGCGCCGACCCCCCTCCCGGTCAACTTCACGCTGACGATCACGCCGGACAACAGCGAGACCCGGGCGGCTGTGGAGGCGGAGCTCACCGACCTCTTCGCCCGCGAGGCGGAGCCGGGTGACGGCGAGGACGCGGGGATCATCCTGCTCACCCACATCACCACGGCGATCGGCGTCGCCGAGGGGATCGACGACTTCGAGCTGACGGATCCGGCGGCCGACATCGAGCCGGCGGCCGGCGAGCTCGCCGTGCTGGGCACCGTGGACTTCGACCCATGAGCGCCGAATCCAACGCCCGCACCATGAAGCAGCTCCTGCCGCCGGGCTGGTGGAACCTGTCCCCGGACAGCGTGCTCTCGAAGGTGTTCCTGGCGGCCGGCGACGAGTGCGAGCGGGTCGAGGATCGCTCGCTGGTGCTGATCGAGGAGGCCGACCCCCGGACCACGAGCGAACTCCTCGAGGACTGGGAGCGCGTGCTCGAGCTCGAGGCGGAGGGCACGGAGGCCGAGCGCCGGGCGCGCATCGAAGCGCTCATGGTGCGGCGCCAGCGGGTGCGCCCGGTGGACTTCCAGCAGGCGCTCGGTCCGCTCCTCGGCCAGGCCGCGGAGGATGTCGTCGTCATCGAGCGCGGGCGGGCGTTCGCGATCCTGGTCGAGGACGACCGGGAGATCTATCGGTTCTTCATCTACCGCGACCCGGACGAGCCAGGGGACTACGACCTCGAGGGTGCGCAGGCGATGGTCGATCGCATGGCTCATTCCCACATGAAGGGCCACGTCATCGAGTCGATCGACTTCCTGTGCGACGACGAATTCTCGCTCTGCGATCGCGACCTACTAGGAGTCTGAGAGATGGCACTCCCCGACAGCAGAAATACGACGTACGCGCCGGACTCCCAGGTCAAGAGCGACGACCTCAACGATTTACAGGATCAGGTCATCGCCGACCACGAGCCGAAGCTGATCTCGGCGGTGAATGGCGCGGCCCCGAACGGGTCTGCTGCGACGCTGTCGTCGACTGGCCGGTATGTCATCGCCGGGGCCGCCGGGGCGAAGTGGGTCGTGGCGCTGCCTGTCACCATCGGTCGGAAGATCGATGCTCTCCGCTACTACTTCGAGCGAGTGAGCGGGGATCAGTCCTGGTCGTTCCGGCGGATCGACGTGACCGACGGAACGGAAGAGGTTCTGTCCCTGCACACCTACAACAGCGCAACGGGGTTTCAGAGCTCGATGTCCTCCGGACAGGACCATACGGTCGAGGCCGGTTTTCTCTACCAGGTTGTGTGGACGTCCGGCCACGAGGACGATCTTTTTCTCGGCATCAAGCTCATGAGCAAGGCCGAAGCCTGAGCGGGCCGGATGATCGTCGCGACGTGCGCATCGCTCGCCACCCGCGAGCATCTGCTCCGGCAGGCGTTCGGCTCGATCGTCGATCAGGTTGACGCCTTCTGCGTGTACCTCAACGGGTACCAGCGGATCCCGGACTTTCTCCGCCATCCGAAGGTGCTGCACGCGGTGCTCTCGATCGAGGCGGGCTACCGGGCGGGCGAGGCAAAGTTCTGGTTCTGGGACTCGGATCAGTTCAAGGCGGTGCCGGCGCCGTGGGACCCGGACACCGTCGGGATCACGATCGACGATGACATCATTTACCCGCGCGACTACGTCGCTCGAATGGTCGAGGCGCTCGACCGGCGGCCGGGCTCCATCGCCTGCGTACACGGGTCGGTGCTGACCGAGCCTTTCGTCGGCTGGCGTGAGAGCCGGCGTAACGTCCACTTCGCCGAGGGCCTCGAGGCCGACGCGCGGATTCACGTCCCGGGCACTGGAACGATGGCCTTCCGGGCTCGGGATTGGACGTTCAAGCTAAGAGAATACGAGTGGTCGCACTGCTGTGACGTCGCCGCTGCCGTCTATGGACTCCGCCGCGGGATCGAGGTCTGGTGCCTGTCTCGCCGGCCCGGGTGGCTGAAACCCCTGGCTCCGCCGTCCACCGGCTCGGCGGTGAGCCGGCAACGGATCATGGCCGACGTCGACCAGGTCGAGACCAGGCTCATCCGGGAGGCCGGGTCGTGGCCTACGCTGCCGGTGCCGGCCGGGTTCGTCCGGCGAGCTCGCCTCCGCCGCTCTCCGGCGCGTCCTGGCGAGCGTGTCCGCCGCCTGCCATGAAGCCACGGCGGGCCGTCCACTTCGCGCTCATCGTCCCGGGGTGGAACTGTGCCGAGCTCGTCCGGGCCTGCTGGGAGTCGGTCCTGCGCCAGGAGCGGGGGCCATACACCTGGGAGGCCTGGCTCTACGACGACGGCTCGACCGATGGCACCTGGTCGGCAATCGAGGCGCTGCCGGATGACCCGAGGCTCCGCCGCCTGCGCGGGGTCGAGAACCTCGGCGCGGCGCACGCGCGCCACCACCTGATCGGCCAGGTCGCCGAGCCCTCGACGGTCTGCGTGCTCCTGGACCTCGACGACGAACTCGAGCCCGGCGCGCTGGCGCGGGTGGCCATGGAGTACCAGGGTACGGCCTGGGCGACCTATGGCCGCTGGTGCCCGAACGTAACCGGCGGCGCCGGGATGGCGGCTGCCCAGAAGCCCTACCCGTACAACATCGTCGAGCGCCGGGCCTACCGGGGTTACAACTTCAGGGCAGCCCCCCTCCGCACCTTCCGCCGCTTCCTGGCCGACGCGGTGGAGCCCTGGCGGCTCCAGGACGCCGAGGGGCGGTGGCTGCCGGCCTGCACCGACGTCGCGCTCATGTGGTCGATCCTGGAGCAGTGCCCGCCCGACCGGATCCGGTACATCGA